TGCGGGCGTCGTCGCCGGGGTCAATCCTGCACCTCCAATCAATATCAAAGTTGAGGTTGCTGGAGAAGCTGTCGCAGCAGTTATCACGCAGACTCAGACTAACCAATCTCTTTCAGGATCATTCGTTGGCACTAATCGCACCGCACGATTCGGAACTAGGGTAGATGAAGGATGACCCTTCCAGCCACGATCTCGGTCTCCTTTGACTTTAGCCAGGGTGCTACATTTGGCTATCCGTTTACGATTGGCGATGCAAAATATGGCGTTATCGGCGTAAGTACATTCGCAGGATCTGAAGTCCCAGAGCCCGTCATCGATCTTAGCGATGTCACCAGACAGATTACGATTAGACGTGGTCGTAATATCATGCGTGATACCTATGAGGCTGGCAACTGCACAGTCCGAGTATTAGATCCCAATTCTTACTTTAACCCACAGAATGCTTCTAGCCCTTACTTCGGCTACCTCACTCCTTTACGCAAGATCCGTGTAGCTGCTACTACTGCTACTACTCAACATTTTTTATTTTCAGGTTATGTCCAAGACTATCGATACACCTATCCTCAAGGACAGGAGATCGGCTACGTCGATATTGTCTGCTCGGATGCATTCCGCTTATTCGCCATGGCTAACGTCTCTACAGTTACAGATGCAACTGCTGGCCAGACGACCGGCACTCGCATCGGTAAGATACTTGACCAAGTGGACTTTCCTACTAGCATGCGGATTATCGATACAGGGTCTACTACCTGTCAGGTTGATCCAGGCACTACACGCTCTAGCCTTTCAGCCTTACAGGTGGCAGAGTTTACAGAGCAGGGCGCATTCTTTATTCGTACCGATGGCACAGCAGAGTTTAAGGATCGATCAGATGTAGTTGGATCTCTAGGCGTTGCACCTATTCAGTTCAATCAGACTACAGGCATTCCATATTCAGATCTTAAGTTTGCCTTTGACGACAAGCTGATTATCAACAGCGCAACCATGATCAGAGTAGGCGGCACGACTGTCTCATCTTTTGATGCTGACTCGATCGCCAAATACTTCCCTCATGGAATGAACGTCGATAACCTAATAGCACAGACAGATGCTCAGGTGCAGGACATTGCAGACATCTACGTTGCAACCCGTAAAGAGACAACTATCCGCATCGATGCCATGACTGTCGATCTATTAGATACAGATGTACCGACTGACACAATGATCGGCCTAGATTATTTTGATAACGTCGAGATCACTAACGTCCAACCAGACGGATCGACAATTGTTAAGACCTTGCAGGTGCAGGGCTTGGGGTGGGATATAACCCCTAACAGTATGAAATGCACAGTTACAACACTTGAGCCTATAGTCGAGGGATTCATCATCGGATCATCAACATCAGGTATAATCGGACAATCCATAATGGGATACTAGGAGAAAATCATGGCAGAAGGCTTTCCAGCATCAACAGGCGACATCTTTACAGCCGCAGACTATAACGGCCTAGTAGCCTTTACTATCGGCGCAGCTAATACAGTCGATTACACAGCGACAATCTCAGACGCCTATCAGGTATTAGAGCTCATGAACAAGGCCACAGCAATTGCCTTCAACATCCCTACAAATGCTTCGGTGGCATTCCCTATCGGTACAGTCATTACAGTTCTCAACATCGGTGCTGGCACTTGCACAATTAAGGCAGTCACCTCTGGCACGACTACAGTCCTATCGGCTGGCGCAGTAACGGCACAGCCTACCCTCGCTCAATATAAAAGCGCAGCCTGCATAAAGACAGGCACAGATACTTGGTACGTCGTTGGAGCTATTGGGTAATGATTGCAAATCAAATTGCAGGAATTTATGGTGATGTAAAAAAGGCTACAGTCACAGGCGGCACTTTAACCTCTGACGCAACCTATTACTATAGAACCTTTACTGCTAACGGGTCTCTGGTGTTATCTAATGCCAATCTGACTTGCGACATCTTGGTAGTCGCAGGTGGTGGAGCTGGTGGTGGCGCACAGAACAATGACTCTGGCGGCGGCGGTGGAGCTGGTGGATTGCTTTACTTTGCATCTCAAGCTTTAACTCCAGCAACTTTTACTATCACAGTAGGCGGCGGCGGTACAGGAAACAATATCGCAAACGGCTCAAATGGTAACGACTCACAATTTCAAGGGTTGACCCTAGTAAAAGGTGGCGGCGGCGGCGCTTATCGTGGCAACGCAATTACTACGGGCGGATCTGGTGGTGGTTCAGGAACCTCTACAGGAGGAGCTGCAACTTCAGGGCAAGGCAATCCAGGCGGTAATGGTGACTCTGGCAACCTTGCAGCAGGCGGTGGCGGCGGCGCAGGTGCTAATGGTGGCAATTTCGTAAGTTCAGTAATTGGTGGTGCAGGTGGTGTAGGTGTAAACACTTACTCAACCATCTCCAGCGTTACAGGCACAGGCGCTAGTGGCTATTATGCAGGCGGTGGTGGTGGTGCGAATACATCAACAATTGGCCCTGCTGGTGGACTTGGCGGCGGTGGCGCAGGTAGAGGCGGCACTACAACTGGCGCAGGTGTAGCAGGCACGCCTAACACAGGCGGTGGTGGTGGTGGCGGTTATGGAATTGCTTCACAGCAGACTGCTGGTGGCGCAGGCGGCGGTGGCGTACTCGTAGTCCGATACACAAGATCGCAGGTGGAGTAATGAGTCATTGGGCAGAGCTTGATGATAATTCTAAAGTAATTCGCGTGCTAGTTGGAGACAATAATGATCCAGCAGGCGATGAAGGCTATCAATGGCTTATAGATAATCTTGGCGGCACATGGGTAAAGACGAGCTATAACTCAAAGATTCGCTATAACTATGCAGGCATTGGTCACACCTACGACCCAATCGATGACGCTTTCATAGCGCCTGCTCCTTGCCAGCATGCGGAATTGACACTTAACGATCGCAAAATATGGGAGTGTGTAGCCTGTGAAGCCAAGACTCTCTAAGTCTGCCATTCAGTTACGCGAGCAGATTGATGATGCATTCCCCGGTCGTGATCGAACTTCGGACGGCTGGATCGGCGACACAAGACACGCTTCGCGCAAGTCTGATCATAATCCAGATGCACAGGGATGGGTTCGTGCCATCGACATTGACCGCGACCTTGCAGGCAAAGGCAGGAAGCCCGATGTCATGCCTGACTTGGTCGATCAGATTCGACTCGCTGCAAAGTCTGGCGATAAGAGAGTGTCTTACATCATCTTCGACGGCAAGATCGCATCATCTAAAAAGGCTTGGGCTTGGCGTCCTTATGATGGGATCAATAAGCATAATCATCACGCGCATATCAGTTTTACTATTAAGGGCGACGAAGACAGTTCATTCTTTAATATCCCGATGATAGGTGGAAACTAATGGAGCAAGCAAAATCACTAGCAGCATCATGGGCTCGATCATTCTTGGCCGCTGCCCTCGCGCTATACATGGCAGGCGTAACAGATCCTAAGACCTTAGCGATGGCAGGCGCGGCAGCAGTAGCACCCGTCATTCTGCGCTGGCTCAATCCTAACGATGCCTCATTCGGAGTCGGGAAAGAATGACTGCATCGGACTTAATGGCCTTTTACTTTGCCAGCCTAGCCGTTATCGGTGGGCTTGCAGGTTTCGTCATCACTCATTTGCTCAATGAAATTAAAGCGTTGCATGCGCGTGTCGATGAGATTTACAACATACTTTTAGAGCGATAATTTTTACATGGCACGAAAGAAAGTCATCGATCTTGATACTTACAATGCACTAGACGCGTGGGCTATTAGCCTGCATGAAATGTACAGGGCTTTGAGACGTGCAGGTTTTGCCGTTGATCTATGTCTAGCAATTATCAGCGATCGCGACAGTTATCCAGATTGGATCTTGCCATCGATCCCCGACCGAGTGGATCGCCTACCCTATGAGGACGACGACGAGGATTAAATGAAGCGAATAGTCATAGTGAGCGACCTACAGGTTCCGTTCCACGATCGACACGCAGTCAAGAATCTAGCCAGTTTTATTAGTAAGTTTAAGCCGCATGAAGTAGTCACGATAGGTGACGAGATTGATTTCAACACGATTAGCAAGTGGTCAGAAGGGACGCCGGAGGCTTATGAACAGACTCTTGGAGATGACCGCGAGGAGGCTATTCAGGTACTTTACGATCTTCAGGTAACACAGATGATCCGATCCAATCATACGGATCGTCTTTACACACAGATCATGCGCAAGATTCCATCCTTCCTGTCATTGCCAGAGCTCCGTTTCGAGAAGTTTATGCGCCTGGATGAATTAGGCATTACCTTTCATCGCAAGCCTTACAACATCGCGCCGGGCTGGATCGCAGTCCACGGCGATCACACGCCTATCAAGTCTCAAGGTGGTCTTTCAGCCCTAGAAGCAGCCCGTAGGCATGGCAAGAGCGTGATCTCAGGACATACTCACAGAGCAGGCAGATCGTCCTTCTCAGAGGCCTCTGGAGGCCGTATAGGGCGTGTCCTGCATGGCGTAGAGGTAGGCAACCTGATGGACTTTAGCAAGGCGTCTTATACAAAGGGATCGGCTAACTGGCAACAGGCTTTCGCCATCATGTACGTCGAGGGTAAAAACGTCCAGGTTGATCTCATTTACATCGAGAAGGACGGCACGTTCGTCGTTTCAGGCAAGCGCTATGGACGACCTAGATAACGAGCTTGACAGGGACATCGATGATCACATTGATGACGCAGAATCGTTACCATTTCGTTATCTTAAATTCCTAAAATTCCCCCTTAGGGCATGAGACAGTAGAGCCATCAACGAAGGGCGTTGATAGAAAGGCTCCAACATGTTCGATCCATCATTAGGCGACGCGGTTGCCATGATTGTCTTATCCGCACTATATTTTCAACTAGGCCGTACAGTCGGCATTCGCGTAGGTTATCTAAAAGGCCGCAAGGCAGTCCGAGATTACTACGAGACCAAGGAAAGGGTACGAGTGTGAAAGCAAGTGAAGTCCTATTATCAGCTACTGACATCATTGGAGACCGAGGACGAATATATGGTCATCCTCGTATCAATCAGACTCGAATCGCATTACGACTCCAACAAATGCTTGAAACTCCAATCTCAGACCATCAAGCGTGTCTGGCAATGGTCGAAGTTAAACTTGCCAGATTACAAGAAACAGCAGATCACATTGACTCCTATATCGACGCATGTGCTTACCTTGCACTAGCTTGCGAACTCATTACAGAAAAGGATGAGCAATATGTTTAACCTAGAAGATTACGAAACAGTAGAAGAACGATTAATTAAGTTTTGGAAGGAGCATCCAGATGGACAGATTCATACAAAGTTACTTGATTCAGCCGGTGGCCGTTTTATTGTTGAGGCTGCTATATATCGCACAGAGGCAGACGTTCGACCTTGGACTACCGGCTTGGCTGAGGAAACGATTCAAGGTAGGGGCGTTAATGCGACAAGTGCGCTGGAAAATTGTGAGACGAGTGCTATTGGTAGAGCGCTTGCTAACGCCGGGTATGCAACAAAGGGAAAGCGAGCGTCACGAGAGGAAATGGGCAAAGTCGCTAAGTCGCAAGAAGTAAAAGCAACAATTGATGAAGTCAAGGCCAAGATGGCAGAAACATCTGGCGAATACATTCCAGTAGTAAAGGAAGAAGATCCATGGACTATCAAGCCAACGAGTATGCCGCCCACAATGGGGGAAGCCGTGTTGATGGTGAAAGAAATCATTGGCGGCCAGACAGAGAAGGACATCCCTCGATGCCAGCATGGAGACATGATCTGGAAGACGGGACAGAGTAAAGCTGGCAAGCCATGGGGTCACTTTAAGTGCCCTTATGCAGTCACCGGCGAACTAACTAGATGCCCATCCCCAAATGATGTGATCTGGTATGAGATCAATAAAGAAGGCGCATGGCAACGACAGAAGGCGAGAGCATAATGGGCAAATTACAATTTATGAATCAAGATGGCGAGTGGGAGTCATTTCCTACTGAAGATGAGATTCATCGATCCAAGGAAGTAATAGCAATCCTTGAGGAATTTACATTCACTACTCGTTGCTGCTTATGCAATGACTCAATACCTTACAAAGACATCAAAGTGAACTTGACCAATAAGAGCTGGTCATGCGCTAAATGTCACGCGGTCAATGGCCTCACAAAGCCGTAAATATCGTGGGTTTTCGACCGAGCGAGTGGTAGCCCGTTTCCTATCGGAGTGGTGGCCACATGCAGATATCGGTCGAGGGGCTGGAAAAGATATAACACATGTCCCGTTCGACATGGAAGTTAAGGCTAGATCGGCGTTCCAGCCAAAAGCGTGGATTGATCAGGTCACAAAAAGGGCAAGCAAATCTGGTGACTTGCCGCTGGTAGTTAGTCGCTTGAATGGTCAAGGGGAGAAGAGTCCTGAGGACTACCTAGCATTCATGAGATTAGGTGATCTGGTCAATCTATTGCTTAAGGCAGGTTACGGGGATTTTACCGATGACCTTGCTAAACTAGAACCAATGAGATGCAAGATGTGTGGCGCATGGGCGTTCACCGAGACATGCAGAACATGTGAGGTCGATCCTGATGCCAACCTATGAGTTCGAGTGTGACGAAGAATCTTGTGCCAGTAATGCAAGGATTGAGCAATGGATGAGTATTAATGAACCTCACGATTTAGAGTGTCCATTCTGCCATTCACCAATGCACAAGATTTATAGCTCGGTAGGCATCTCGTTTAAGTCGCCGGGGTTTTACTCAACCGACAATAGATAAGGGTTAACATGAAAATACTAAATCTTTACGCCGGTATCGGTGGCAATCGCAAGCTATGGGGCAATGAGCATGAGATCACGGCAGTGGAATTTGACCCTCGTGTTGCCGCGGTTTATAAAGACATCTTCCCTCAAGACACAGTCATAGTAGGCGATGCCCATGACTACTTATTGGATCACTTTGCAGAATATGACTTCATCTGGTCAAGCCCACCATGTCCAAGCCATAGCAGGCTTCGTAAAAGCATGAGTGTGGGAGTTATGGGCTCAGTGCCCTTATATCCTGATATGAAGCTCTATGAAGAGATCCTACTGCTTCAGCATTACTTCAAGGGTAAATGGGTCGTAGAGAATGTCCGGCCTTACTATGAGTATTTGATTCAACCTAGCTTTGTGCTAGGCCGTCATCCTTATTGGTCTAACTTCACAGTAGAGCCTAAGCAATACGAATCAGATGGAGTTATCGTCAATGGTGCGGCTATAAGAATTGCAGAACGATTCGGTTATGACTTAGATAAATATGATTTGCCGGACAAAAGAAAGGCGCTAAGAAATGCAGTTAATCCAGAAATGGGTCTCTACATCTTGCAACACGCCTCTGAACAGGACTTATATCAAGATGCTTGACACGTCTGGTACTCTCAGGGCTAGAGCCCCCAAAGGGCTCAGGGCAAGCCTGAAAGGCGCAGCTTGCCTGGTAGCCATCGTTATTGGGATAGCCATGCCTGCTGAAGCAGGGGCGTCCAACCAAGCAATTCGATACGTCAAAGATTTAGCAAAGTATCAATTAACTGATAAGCAAGAGGCATGTCATCATGAGATCATCTATAGAGAATCAAGATGGGATCATCGAGCAGTAGGCAACATAGGCGGCAAGAAGCAAGCCTATGGCCTATATCAGATGAAGGTTAAGAGCTTGAAGAATGGCTCAACAGTTAAGCAGTTCTGGATGTATTGGACTTATGTCATGCATCGTTATGGAGTAACACAGTATGATGAGCCTGACTATTGCAAGGCACTACATCATCTAAAGACTAAAGGTTGGCAATGAGTACAAAGCGCGGCGATCCGAGAGGAACTAGAGCTTATAAGGCTAGGCGCTTAGAGGTATTGCAACGCGATCAATGGACTTGCTTCTATTGTCAGATGCCTGCAACTAC